TGAAACAGTTGGACTAATTTGAATAATATAATCGCCGGCGCCGTTTGAAACTAAATTTATCTGCCAAACACTTTGTCTTTGATTCTGAGGAACTTCGACAGAATTCAAAGTCCATAAACTATCGTCGTTAAAATCACAGTCAATAAAAATAAAAGTTTTATTTTGTAATCCGCTAACAATACCGTCAAGTCCCTTGGGGAAGTTGTTTAAAAATTCGCTTAATAACACATTTTGTATGTCTGCATATTTAAAAGTAACTGCGGCACTTACGCTGTTTGCACCAGCTGGTATTGGCATTAACAGATAAAAATCTTGTGCAGTTGATAACGGAACATTAAATTGAATTACACCGTTATCTGCTCCATTGTTACCAACGCCAAGCACTTGTCTGGTGTTAATAGTCGGAACATTTGGATCAGTCCCTGTTACACCAGGTTTGCTTTGAATCCAAAAATTATATCCAGGTTGATCAACAGTAAATGTGTAAGCGCCACCTCGTGCTAAAGTAATCTGCGTGTCTGGGTGTCCACCTAACCCACTAAATGTATAACCATTAGCAGCAGTATTTCGTGTAACAGCATAATTAGCAGTTAATGGAGTTGACCCCGAAGTAACTGTAACTGGTGCCGGACCATTAGGTAACCAATAGTAATTACTATAATTTACAAACTTGTCGTAGTCAAAATGTCCATCATAGTTATAATATGTTGATTCAAATAATCGTTGATGATTGTTTTTAAATCCGCCGTTGTTAACAACACCTTGTAGTAAGTCAATATATCCGCTGTTAAGGATAACATTATTATCGGTGTCTTTAACAACTACGCTTGGCTCAAGTTGATACTGTTGTCGTTGCGTTGTTGGTTCCGGAACATAATTATCTCCCAATTGATATGTTGGAGCCAATGTACGACCAATGTATCCGTTAACTGGTACGTTAGTTGCGTCAGTTATTAACTGATCCATTGTTGCACCAACAAAACGTTGGTTAGTAACCGATCTAAAAACTGGTGGTAAAAAATTAATTGATGATGTTATTGCCATTAATATGTACCTACTAGAGTATTGCCAAGGTTAAGTTGTGCCGCTGTTACCGCACTAATAATATCTACGTCATTTACGGTTGCTGCGCTGGTAATAATTTCCCACGGTTCGGCATTAATTTGGAAATAATTACCAAATACCAAAGTATCGTCTGCAGGCACGATTAATACGCTGGCAATATTTGGTACTAAAACTGTATGTAAGTATGCAGCCAATTCACTAAAATAAAATGTATCACCGAAGTCCCAGTTAGCAATATTAAAGAAATTATTAATAGCCGCAATTACTTGACTCTTAACTTCGTTGTCAGTAATGCTAACTGCAGGATTTTTAACTACTTTAAATCGTGCTTGCAATGTAGGATCTGCTTTAGCGCCAAACAAGGGCTTGAACTGTGCTGGATTAAAAATTAGCGTATCGCTGGTAGCTTTAAAATTGTCCAATGTGCTGTAAGCAATTTCTAAACTACTTGATGTAGGCAACGCAGGCTCACTAATCGTTCCAGTTAAATCCTGCAACCAAGCCATGTAACTTGTTGTGTAATCAGCATTTAAAATGTATAAATCAATTAGATTAACTGGTGTTGGATCGATTCTATTATTACCCGGCGCATTGTGTTTATACTGGAAATATAAACTTCCGCGGCTTGATGCAACGTTAGCTACTGTTGTGTATAAATCCGGATTATCCGGAACTCCAGTTAACTGAGTCTGGGGGAATTTAACTAAAACTTCGTTAGGGGTTACATATCCGTCAGTGTTAGTAATAACATTATAAATGTTCCAAGTAATGTCGCTACCGAGCGGTGTACTTGTATTAGGTTGTGGATTGATTTGTAAAATTTTAACAGTATCTGTAATAGGTGCACCAATGACACTATCGTATACTTTAACTGTTGGATCAAAGTAAAAATTAGTTTCTCCTGCAGATGCAAAACTATATGTTAATTGTTGATACTGAATATTATATAAACCAGCACTATAGGTAAATTTCAATAACCAGTCAGTGCTTGATCCAATGCTTGATGGAGGAATATTAACCCATACTTGATTAACTTGATCGTATGTCAGACCAAAATTAACCTGTGAAGCAATTTGACTAGCAATAGTTGTTACTACGGATGATGTTAAATCATTTTTAAATGCTGGAATAATAGTTGCTAAAACTGATCCAGTTGGCACTACCATACCAAAATATGTTTGAGAATTTCCTACTGTGTTTGTTACAGAAGAATAAAATGAAGTAGCATTAGCGTTTGCATTAGTTAAAAACTGTAAACTTGCCCCGGCATTAACATACTTTAAATTACCAGATGCAATGTTACCAACATTTATCACATTGCCATTATAAGTTAAATTGCCATAACTACTTGATATTGTGTTACCTGTCTGAACAAAGGTAACGTTACTGTGTGTTGGTAGATATCTTGGATAGTTAGCATAATAATAATTCTGCACTTCTGTAGAATTAATAATTGGAACAATGTCATTATAAATTGCGTTATAAATGTCGTTGGTATTTAAAAAACTAAATGTGCTCGATCCAATAGTTGTATTAGCGGCAATAATACCATCGTCACCAAATATATTTGTACTACTAAAAGTACCATAAGGATCTAATGTGTCAAGGTATAAACTAACACCTGAACTAATACGGTTAATTGCTCGAATTTTTTGTATGCCAGTAAACGAAGTTAGTGGGAAAATTTGATAATCTTCCCCGGTAATCATACGATTCTGTGTATAGTACTGTTGAGGAGCATAGGTTTTAATATTTTGTAATGTTTCGCTTGCAGTTGCGTTAGTTACAGTATATTTTAAACTAGCAATAATGGTTAGCGTTTGGCTAGCATTGTTTTGATCGATATAAGGAATAGCAACCGTAACGCTAGTTAAATCATCTGGTGTAATTGTGTAAGCTAGTCCGTTGCTAGTGCGATAGTAAAATCTAAATGCACCTTGTGGAATGTTAGCAAATGATCCGTCGCCAAATACAATGTTTACTTGGTCATTGTTTAATGTGTTTAGCTGATATAAATTTTTATTTGTCTGTTGATTGTAAACAACGTTAATACCAGCAATGGCCGGAACCTGTGTCCATAGTGTTTGCGGATTATTGTTAACATCTAATGCATACAACCAAGCATCGGTATTGTTAATATTATTAACAGCAACCGGAACGTAGTTATTCGGAACAGCATTTTCAATAGTAAAGTTCGAAGCTTGTGTACTTCCTTGTTTAAAGTACAAGAAGAAACCAGTGTTGTTACTACCGTTGCCGTTGTTATCGTTTTGATAAAGAATATTAAACTGTCCTACTGTAGTAGGATCTTTTTCATAGATATATGTTTGGCCCAAAGTAGTTGCGCTAACTGCTTCAAAATTAACAGCGATATTTTGAATATTAACGCTGAATGGAGCCAACGGTAAAGTATTTGGATTTAGGCTAACGGTATACTCGTCTGTGCGAATACCGTTAAGGGTTTGACTATTACCCGGTTTTCCAATAGCTTGATTTGATGTTAATGCTGAATTTAATATAGCAGTAAATTGCTCTAGCCAGTTGTTATTGGTTATGTCATTCCAATAGATAGTAGTATTAGCTAAATTATTGCCGTTGCTATCGTATACACTTTCTGTAGTACTAATAGCATCAAATTTAATTAATCCACTTGCACTATTAGTACGTTGCGGATTGTAACTTAACATACGTGCTAACTTCAAAATACTGTCGCGGCGTTGCGCTGTATCAATAAAGTTTTCACGTGCATTTAAATCTGTACGGAAAGCAAGACTTTGCCCCAAAAACGCAATCATGTCTATTAGGGCCAGATATTCTGAACTTTCTAAGAAGTCATTGAATGTTTCGGGATAATATGTCTGGAGATAATTGATCATTGAGTTACGAAGTGTTTCAAAATCGTAACTAGTAAAGTCGGCATTAGTGAACGACTGGTAGACTTTAGTCCAGTTTTGGTTTACTAATAAGTTTGATTGACGGGTTGTTTGTGACATATTATTTTACCTATATTCAGTATTTATCGGCGAAATAATATGCTAGTTTAATTCGTTGTTAGTGTGCTGGCTTTGCTGTCAAAGTTTAATGCAAGTGTTTCTGTTTGATTAGACGGGATATATGTTAACAAAATTTGTATCATTAATCCATTAGTTTGTTGTGTTACAGTAACAGAATTTACTTGTAATCTTGGGTCATATGCAACAATTCTATTAATATCAGATGTAATAATTGACTGCGTAGTTTCGTTTAAGGGTTCAAAAAGTTGATCCCAAATAATAGTGCCAAAACTTGGTTGCATTAGTTTAGCACCTTTGCGTATATTAAAATAATTAATCAAATCCTGTTTAGCCAAGGCATAATCCGTAAGGCTATATTTTTTTTGATTAACTAATGTGCTAAATCCATTGTATGTTGTCATAATGATATTTATCCGCCTAAAACTGCCACACTATAACGACCGCTATTGTAACTAGCAGCACCACTGCCAACATTATTGTAACGCCAATTGTTTGCGCCAGCGGCGCCTAATGTCCAGCCAACGTATAACATACCTGCTATTACTTCAGCTGTATCTGTTTTTTTAATAGCAAGATTATTTGTTAGTGCTACATATAAATCAGCTAAAATCTGGTAAGCTAAATGCTCTTGTGCTACTGGTGTTGTTAAAAATCCAGTCATGTTAGGAATATTATAAAAATAATTTTCGTATGAATTTTGACCGTGATTAAAATTTGTTGGATTCCAACAATGACGATAAGTTACACAGCTAGTACCATATGCCGTGTTTGATCCTGCGGCTAATAATCCATAAGACTCTAGCGTACTAGTAGTAATCTGATATCTTCCTAGCATGTTATTTTCACCAACTAAAGAATAATTCCATTGACTTTGATCGTACCCAAT